ACCCAGCCCACCGTCGAGCCGGTCACCCTGGCCGAAGTCCGTGACCAGATCGGCATTCAGGATACGGACACCGAGAGCGATGCCGCCATCACGCGCCGCATCAACGAAGCGCGGGTCTGGGCGGAGGGTTACCTCGAGCGCTCGCTCATGCCGCAAACGCTGGAGCTGCGGATGCGCGGCTTCTGCGATGAGATCGAGCTGGAAGCCCCGCCCGTATCGGCCATCAACTCGATCAAGTACATCGACATCAACGGCACGCTGCAGACCGTCTCCAGCGCCGATTACGAGCTGGACGACTTCCCCCGCCGGCCCTATGTCCGTCCGGATTACGGCACCACCTGGCCCAGCCCGCGCGACGAGCGCAATGCCGTGCGCGTGCAATACAGCGCCGGCTATGGGCTGACCGCGCTGGCGCCGGCCACCACCATCACCGCCATCACCAAGGCCACTCCGGGCGTGCTGACCAGCGTCGCCCATGGCTACGCGGATGGCGACCTGGTCCTGCTCGACATCGCCGGCATGACCGAGCTCGATGGCGCGGTGTATCGCGTGTACGCCAAGACGGCCGACACCTACCAGCTGGCCAACCTGGCCAACAACGGGGCCATCTCCACGGCCAGCTTCACCACCTTCACCAGCGGCACTGCGCAGAAGGTTGAATCCACTGTGCCCAAGATCATCAAGGACGCCATCATCGTCCTGGTCGGGCATTGGACAAACTACCAGCACAAGCTCGAAAACGACGGCTTCATCACCCGGGTGCCACTGGCCGTCAAGGAAATGCTCGACAGCGAGCGGCTGTTCGGGGTGCGCTGAACCATGACCGCCCCCCACGCCCGCCAGGCCATCCGCGAAGCCGCCGCCACCCTGCTGCGCACCTCGCCGTCTGCCTGGGCCACCGTCTTCGAAACGCGCATCCCCAAGACGCGGCCGACCAAGAACTTTCTGATGGTGTTTTGTGATGGCGATGTGTCGGTCAAGGACAACGAAAACACCCCGGCCAATTACCAGCGCCGCTGTGCCTTGCATGTCATCGGCCACCTGCGCCTGCCCGGCAATGCCGATACCGAAACCGTCGAAAACCAGATGGATGCCATGGCCGCAGAAATTGAAACCAAGCTCACCTTCACAACGCTGCAGGCCGTCACCGGCCTGACCCAGTTGCAGGGCCTGTCGCTGGGTGCCACCGACATGGCCGTCATCGTCGATGAAGAAGACAAGCCCATGCGCGGCGAGCTGACGCTGAGCTATACCGCCGATTACTTCACCCAGGAGGGCGTGCCCGCCACCTTGATCTAGCACTGTCTCCTCCTCCCGCGCTGCCATGTCGCGGGTTGCCTGCCATTCGCAAGGGTGGCGGGCTTTTTATTTTCGGCGTTCCGCTCCATGCCAGGGCCGGCGGACGCTTCACGGTGTCCGCGCCCCGGCAACTTCCGCAAAGGAGAAATGAAATGAGCCTCACGATCCACAAGAACTCCGGCCTGGCGATGCTCATGCAATCCGCCATCGCCGCCGCCAAGACCATCACCGCCGCGACCAATGCCGATCCCGGCGTATTCACCAGCGTCGCCCACGGCTATGCCGATGGCGATGTGATCCTGCTTGAAGTCGAAGGCATGCCCGAGTTGAACGAGCGCGTCTTTCAGGTCTATGCCAAGGCCACCGACACCTTCCAGCTCGAAGACGTCGATGGCGCCAGCGGCATCGATACCACCAGCCTCGGCACCTTCATCAGCGGCACCGCCAAGAAGATCACGCTGGGCACCAGCGTCGTCGGCGTGCAGGAATTCGGCCCCGCTGGCGGTGCCCCCAAGTTCCTCGATACCACCACGGTGCACGACACCAACGACCGCCAGGTCGTCAATGGCGCCACCGCCATGTCCTACAACCTCACCTTCCAGTGGGATCCGGCCAATGCCGGCCAGATCGCCATGCTCGCCGCCTACAAGGCCGCCACGCCCAAGGTGTTCAAGATCACCTGGCCCAATGGCCGCACCTGCATGTTCTACGGCAGCGTCGCCTTTGCCGGCATGCCCGGCGGCGCCAACCAGGGCGTCACCACCACCGTGGGCGCGGTCGCCCTCGAAGCCGACCCGACCTACGGCAGCTGAGCATGAGCAAGGATCTGGTCAGCCGCCTGCGTGCCGCGCGCGGCACGCGCATTCCCAGCTGTGGCGTCGTCTTCATCGGCCGGCGCCCCACCGCCCTGGAAATGGCCGAGATGCGCAGTGGCGCCGTACGGCAGGGTGACCTCATCACCCGCTTCGTCACCGGCTGGGAAGGCCTGCGCGAAATGGATCTGGTGCCCGGCGGCGGGCCGGACCCGGTGCCCTTCGATGCCGAGCTGTTTGGCGAGTACATCGTCGACCACCCCGAGCATTGGGAGCCCATCGTCAACGGCGTGCGGGCCGAATTCAACGCCTATGAAGCGCGCATGGAGGAGTCGCTAAAAAACTTGATGCCTGGCTCGACGGACTGAAGCACCCCACCGAGCCAGGCCAACCGCCTGACGATGCCACCCTGGCGATCCACGCCTGGGACCTGATGGATGGCCAGATCACCCCCGACTGGGTCGCGCTGGCTGCCGAGATGTATGGCATCCGCGATGTCGAGTTGTTCATTCGCCAGCTTGTCCAGATTCGCCACCACCGCCACCCGAGCCAGACCGTAAAAAAATGACCGACGCCAGCATCCAGATCACCGGCCTCAAGGAAACGGCGCGCACGCTCTACGCCTATTCCCAGCAGCTGGGCGATCGCGTCATTCGTGGCGCGTTGCGCCAGGGCGCCAACCACGTCCTGCGCGGCCTGCGCCCGAAGTTGCCGGTACGCACCGGCCTGCTGCGCCGCCGCGGCTTTCGCGTGGTCAATTCGCGTCTGCACAACGGCAAACGCAGCAGCGACCTGATCGGCGTGTACATCGGCCTGCGCAAGGGCAAGGGCGCGCCGTTTTACGGCCGCTTCATCAACGACGGCTGGCAGGCCGGCCAGACCCGTGTGCCGGGCCGGCATTTTGTCCAGAACAACTTTGCCGAGCGCCGTGAGTCTGCGGTGCAGCTCATCGTCCGCAGCGCCGAGGCCGGCGCTGCCGCCATCAAACACAGATTGGGCATGAAATGAAAGGTCAATCATGAGCTTCGGCGTCACCGTAGACTTCAATGCCAACCTGGCCCGCTTCACCAGCGGCGTGGACAAGGCGCTCAACGACCTCAACCGCTTCGAATCCAACGCCAGCCGCATCGGCAGGAATGTCTCCCAGGCCTTCAGCCTGATCGGCGCCTCGATCACCGTGGGCGGCATTGCCGCGGCCGTCAAGGCCACCATCGACCTGCAGGACCACCTCAACGACCTGTCCAAGGTCACCACCCTGTCGGCCCGTGCCCTGGCGGGCTTGAGCGGCTTTGCCGAACAGTCCGGCACTGATCTGGATGGCGCCGCCAAGTCGGTCAGCTTCCTCGCCAAGGAAATGGGCAAGGCGCCGGAAAAGTTCCGCGCCCTGGGCATCGCCGCCAACGACCCCTTGAAGGCCTTTGGTCAGCTCTCCGATGTCTTCAACAGCATCGACGACCCGCAGCGCCGCGCCGCCTTTGCCGCCACCGCGCTGGGCAAGTCCTGGGAAAGTGCCGCGCCCCTGCTGGCCGAAGGCTCCACGAAGATGGCCGCCATGATCGACAAGTTCACCAAACTGTCCGGCGTCACCGAGCAGAGTGTCAAGAACGCCGACGAATTCAACGACAAGCTCACCGAACTGCAGAAGCTGGCGAGCGGCTTCATCGTGCGGGCAGCCAACCCCATTGTCGAAGGCCTGCTGGCCATCAACCGGGAATTCGAAATCAGCCAGAACAAGTCGGCCTCCTGGGCCAAGGTGCTGGTCACCAGCCTGGCGGCAGTTGCCAAGGTCTACTCTCCCGGCAGTGGGGCGATGGTTGATTCAGCCGCGGAATCCGCTTTCGGCGCGCTCGATAAGTTCACCAGCCCGGGTGGGGCGGGGCGAGACACGGGCAACAGAAAGATGTCTGGATCCGCTGTTGTGCCGCCTCCCACCCCGAAGTTGGTCGACGATTTTATCGGCAATAACAAATCCGGCGGCGGGCGGGCAGGGGGGGGCGGAAAAAGTTTTGATGCAATGACTGCTCCAAGTTTTCGTCGTCTTTCGGAAGCGATGAAGGTGCTGGAGGATGAGTGGCGTGGCGTACAGCAGGTGGTCGATGATGCGTCGCGGGTTTTTAATGAAACTCGCACCCCCATGGAAAGGCTCTCGGCCGCCTATGAGCATCTGAATAGTCTGGTAAGTGTGGGTGCAATCACCCAGGAAACCTACAGCCGCGCTGTCGCCGCTGCCCAGGCCGAGTTCGACGATTCGGTCAACAAATCCTCCAAGGCCCTCGACAAGTTCGCCGAAAACGCGGCCAAAAACATTCAGGATTCGCTGGCCGATTGGCTCTTCGACCCCTTCAAGGATGGCGTCGACGGCATGATCGGCAATTTCGAGCGCTTCGTTCGCCGCGCCGCGGCCGAGGCTGCTGCTGCCGACCTCACCAAGCGCCTGTTCGGCAGCTTTGGCGGTGGCTCGGGGGAAGGGGTCCTGGGCGGCATCGTCGGCAGCCTGTTCGGTGGCGGCACCCAGGCCCCGGCGCCAGGCGGTGATTTTCGTGGCCTCAAGCTGCCCAGCTTCGCCGTCGGGACCGACTACGTGCCGCGCGACATGATCGCGCAGATTCACCAGGGCGAGCGCATCGTGCCGGCCAACCAGAACAGCGGGGGCGGCGTCACGATCAATTTCGCCATCACCGGCGCCGTCGATCAACGCAGCCAGACACAAATCGCCCGCATGACCGGTACCGCTGTGCAGCGCGCCATGAGGAGGGATGGCTGATGAACACCGCGCCGTCTCAAGTGAATCAAGCCCCCCTCGGGGGGGCGTCGCATGACCATGCGCGTGGGGAGTATTAATGGCCTTCATCGAAACCCAGTTTCCCACCGCCATCAGCCGCAACGGCACCGGCGGCCCGGTATGGAATACCGAGGTCGTCCGCGTCAACTCCGGCAATGAAAAGCGCAACCAGGTGTGGGAATACCCGCTGCATCGCTACGACGTCACCCATGCCGCCAAGAATGAGGCCGACAAGAACGAGCTGCTTGCCGTTTTCATGGTGGCCGCCGGCCGGGTCAATGGCTTTCGCTACCGTGACGTCAACGACCACGACCTCACCCCGGCCGATGGCAGCGCCAGCGGCGTGCTTGGCACTGGCGGCGTGGGCGATGGAACCCCCACCTACCAGATCTACAAGAACTACAGCTTTGGCAGCGTCACGCGCCAGCGCAAGATCAGGAAGCCGGTCAGCACCGGGCTGACCCCCAAGCGCAACGGCAGCGCCGTCACTGCCGGCGTCGGTGCCGGCAACTACAGCGTGGATACCACCACCGGCATCGTCACCTTCGTGGCAGACGCCAGCAGCAATGCCTCCAGCGTCACCGTGGGCGCCACCACGCAGGTCGTGCTGGCCGCCAACCCGGGCACGCTGATCGCCGGCAAAAAGCTCTACCTCACCGGCTTTGCCGGCGCCCATGCCGCCGACCTCAACAGCCTGGCGCATACCATCAACAGCGTCACCGGCAGCGGGCCTTACACCTTCACCCTGGCCACCAACACCGCCGGCCGCACCATCACCCTCGGCAGCGGTGCCGGCAAGGCCTACCCGCAAGCCTCCGACACGCTCACCATCACCGGCGAATTCGATGTGCCGGTGCGCTTTGACAGCGATGACATGCCGCTCGGCAATGTCGGCCCCGATCGCTACACCTGGCAGGGCATCACCCTGACGGAGGACCGGAACGCATGAAAACCGGCATCGGCGCCTCCCTGCTGGCGCACTACGCGCTTGACACCACCACCCTGGCCACCTGCTGGAAGGTCACGCGGGTCGATGCCCAGGTGTTCGGCTTCACTTCCGCCGCGCAGGATCTGCTGCTCTCCGGCGTCACCTATGCCGCCGCCACCGGCTTTACGCCGACCAACATCGAGACCAATGCCGCGCTCTCGGTCGACAACCTCGAAGTCAATAGCGTGCTCGATGCCAGCGCTGTGACCGAGGCCGACCTGCTGGCCGGTGTGTGGGATTACGCCACCGTCGAGATCTTCGAAGTCAACTGGGCCGACCTCACCATGGGCGTGAACCAGTTGCGCAAAGGCCACCTGGGCGAAGTACGCGTCGGCCGCAGCGAGTTCTTTGCCGAACTGCGTGGCCTGGCCCAGGCCCTGCAGCAGGAAATCGGACGCCTGCTCATGCCCGCCTGCCCCTATGACCTGGGCGATGCCAGCTGCTCCGTCACGCTGGCCAGCTATACCGTCACCGGCACGCTTACGGCGGTGGCTGGCAATGCCAACTTCACCGACAGCGCCCGTGCCGAAGCGACTGACTATTTCACCTACGGCAAGATCACCTGGACCGGCGGGCTCAACGACGGCCTGTCAATGGAGGTCAAGGCCTTCACCAGCGGCGGCGTGTTCGAGCTGCAGCTGCCCATGCCCTACACCGTCGCCGTTGGCGATACCTACAGCGTCAGCGCGGGCTGCAACAAGCTGCTCAAGCTGGATGACGGCAGCTACGGCGGCGATTGCAAGGTCAAGTTCAACAACGTCGTGAACTTCGGCGGCTTCGCCGAGCTGCCCGGCGTCGATCGCATGGTGTCCGGAAAGTGAACGGCCCCCACGCTCAGCGCAACCAGCAAGAGCGCGCTTCGCTGCCCCCCGAGGGGGCGGACCAGTCGGCTCGGGGCGGCCCTTCGCCGGCTGGCCTTTCTGCACCCGCCGCGACTCAGGTGCCGGATTATTCTGCAGACGCATCCACCACCCTGCGCGCTTCGATTGTCTTCGAAGCACGCACCTGGCTGGACACGCCTTTCCACCACCAGGGCCGGGTCAAGGGCGAGGGCGTCGATTGCGCCGGCCTGCCGATCGGCGTCGCCAAGGCCTGCGGCCTCACCTGGGCCGATGTCAGCGGCTATGGCCGCGTGCCGCGCCACGGCGTGTTCCAGGCCGTGGTGCAATCCACCCTGCAGCGCATCTTCGTGCAGGAAGTCCAGCCCGGTGACCTGATGGTGTTTGCTTGGCGCGCCGAGCCGCAGCACATCGCCATCGTCAGCCAGACTGCACCACTGCGCATCATCCACGCCTGGCAGGATGCCGGCCGCTGTGTGGAGAACGATCTCGACAGCACCTGGCGCGCGCGCCTGCGTGGCTGCTACCGCTGGCCGGAGCTGGTGGAGGGGGGGGGGATCCAGCATGGCTAGTCTCGTCATCGGTGCCGTGGCCGCCTGGGCCGCCCCGGCCGGCTATGCCGCGCTGGCCTTCAGCGTGGGGTCGGCCGTGGGCGCCGCCGTCTTCGGCCCCAAACTGCCCACCATCGAAGGGCCGCGCCTCAACGACCTGCGCGTGCAGTCGTCCGCCTATGGCGAGATGCTGCCCCTGATCTACGGCAGCGCGCGCGTGGCTGGCCAGCTCATCTGGTCGCAGGCCATCCGCCAGACCCGGCACGAATCGCGTAGCGGCGGCAAGGGTGGCGGCGGGCAGAAGTCCGTGAGCTACACCTATTCCTGCACCTTTGCCATTGCCATCTGCCAGGCCCCGGCCGCCGGCATCACCGGCCTGCGCCGCATCTGGGCCAACGGCGAGCTGATCTATACCGCCGCCGGCGATGCCACGGCGCAAACCCTGATCGCCAGCAACCAGGCCGCCGCCGGCATGACCATCCACACCGGCGAAAGCACGCAAACGGCCGATGCCACCATCCAGGCCGCTGTGGGCGCGGGCAACTGCCCGGCCTATCGTGGCACGGCCTATGTCGTGTTCAACGACCTGCAGCTTGAAAAGTACGGCAATCGCCTGCCCAACTTTGAGTTCGAGGTGGTCAACGTCGGCGCTGCCACGCCCTTCGTTTCCTCGCTGCTCTCTACCGCGAGCAGCAGCGGTATCTATTCGGGCGCGCTGTCCGTCGCCAGCCCGGTGGTGCAGCCCGGCGGCTACCGCTGGCTGCACCACACCACCTCGCGCTTCTTTTTCCGCATCAGTATCTACAGTGGCACCGCCGATGTAGTCACCCCGCTGTACCTGGGCAGTTTCACCACCCACTTTGCCGGGTATGACCGCGCCGGCAACCCGGTCGCCTCATCCCACAACGGCAGCAATTATTGCCTGATCCGTTATGCCGCCGGCGGCTGGCAGGAGATCGGCCCCATTGCCTTGTCAGCCACCGACAACGCCGTGCGTGAAGTCGACCACGGCATCTACTGGTACAGCGGCCGGGTAATCGAAAACGACAATTACACCCGCGTCAATTACACCCTGCCCACCGGCTATACGCTCTCCACCACCTGCTACTCGCGTCACATCTATGGGTTGATGTACCTGCGGCTCAACAAGACCGCCGACAACACCAAGTGGCTGGCAATGGTCGATACCTCGTCCAGCACACTCACGATCCTGGCCCAGCTGCCCACCAGCAGCACTGTCTTCCTGATGGGGGCCTATGACGGCACGCTGTGGTTCGCCGATGCCGGCACGCTGTACCAGTACGGGCAAGATGGCACGCAGCTGGCCACGCTCACCGTCACCGGCGGGTCGCCCTCGGTCATGACTGAAGTCATCCCCGGGCTGGCCATCGCCCAGGCCATTACCACCGTGTGGAAGCTGGATCTGGATGCGCTCACCCAGCTGGAAACCGGCACCGTCGCCGACCAGGTGGCCCTGCTCGACAACTATGCGCTCGACGGCAGCTGTTTTGCGTATGGCGGCAGCGGCACTCCGGTGCCGCACCAGACCTGGCTGGTGAACCACGCCGGCAGCGTGCCGATCGGCGGCGCCGGGCTTGACGATATTGTCAGCGACCTGTGCAGCCGGGTCGGGCTGGCTGCAGGCGACATCGATGTCACCGACCTGACCGCCACGGTGCCGGGCTACATCGTTTCCCGGCGCATGACCTCGCGCGCGGCCATTGAGCCGCTGCAAGCCGCCTATTATTTCGACGCGACCGAATCCGACAGCAAGCTGAAGTTCGTCAGCCGTGGCAATGCCGTCGCCGTCACCATCCCCGAAGATGACCTGGCCGCGCATGAAGCCGGCAGTGCGACGCCTGACACGGCGTTGATCACCCGCGGGCAGGAAATGGAGCTGCCCGTCGAGGTCACCGTCAGCTATCTCGACAAGGATGCCGCCTACCAGCCCGGCACGCAGAACAGCCGCCGCCTGGTGACCTCCAGCAAGGCGGCGGTGGATCTGAGCCTGCCCATCTCGCTCAGTGCCGCCAAGGCGAAGGAAGTGGCCGATGTCTCGCTGTTCAATGCCTGGCTTGGCCGCAACACGCTCAAGTTCAGCACCACCCGCGAGTACACGAAATACGAACCCACCGACGTGGTGGCCATCGTCAAGGGCGGCGTCACCCATACCGTGCGCCTGCAGGCCAAGAACGAGGCGGGCGGCCTGATCCATTGGGATGCCGTCGCCGAAGACGTGTCGGTCTATACCCAGGCCTCGGCCGCGGTGGGGCCCAGCGCCCCGGATGAATCCATCAGCAGCGCCGGCCCGACCCTGTTGAAGCTGCTCGACATCGCGTTGTTGCGCGACAGCGACGACGATGCCGGCTTTTATGCCGCTGCTTGCGGCTATCTCAGCGGCTGGCCTGGCGCCCAGCTGTATAAAAGCATTGATGACAGCGCGACATGGGATGAAGCGGGGGATGGCTTCCTCAACGAAGCCGCCATCGGCCTGGCCGAATCGGCGCTGGGCAATTTCACTGGCGGCAATATCTTTGACGAATCGAGCACCGTTACCGTCACCCTGATCAGCGGCACGCTTTCCAGCAGCACCGAGCTGGCCGTGCTGAATGGCGCCAATGCCGCGCTGATTGGCGACGAGATCGTCCAGTTCAAGACTGCCACGCTCACCAGCGGCAGCACCTACACGCTCAGCGGCTTCCTGCGCGGTCGGCGCGGGACCGAATGGGCGATGAGCACGCATGTCACCGGTGAGGATTTCATCCTGCTCACGGCCACCACGCTGTATCGCCTGCCGGCGCAGACCAGCGAGATCGGCCTGGCGCGCGATTACAAGGGGGTCAGCTTCGGCGGCTTTCTTGACGACGCCGCCACGCAGGAATTCACCAACACCGCGATGGGGCTGGAATGCTACGCCCCGGTGCAGGTGGGCGGCGGGCGCGACGCCAGCAGCAACCTGACCATCAACTGGATACGCCGTACCCGTATTGGCGGCGAATGGCGCGACTACGTCGACGCCCCGCTGGGTGAAGCCAGCGAGAGTTACGAAGTCGACATCCTCAACGGCGGCGGCACCGTGCTGCGCACGATTACCGCCAGCAGCGCCACTGCCAGCTATACGGCGGCCCAGCAAACCACCGATTTTGGCAGCCCGCAATCCGCCATCGCCATCAAGGTCTATCAACTCTCCGCCACCGTTGGCCGCGGCACCGCCGCCAGCGCCACCGTATAGGAACCTGCCATGTCCAATTCCACCACGCTGCTCGATACCATCAGCGCGAGCCAGGCCAGCAAGGAAGTCACCGCCAATGCCATGCACGACGCCGCCAGCCCGGCCATGCTGTTTGGCCGGCGCGCCAGCACCACCAGCGCGCTGACCTGGGGCTACTACGGCGGCGGCATGTGGGTCGATGGGGTGCTGACCGCCATCGCCAACGGTACCGTGGCGCTGACCGGAAGCACCACCAATTACGTCGAAGCCACCCGCGCCGGCGTGGTGAGCAAGAACACCAGCGCTTTCACGCCGGGCAGCATCCCGCTCTACACCATCGTTACCGGCACCGCCACCATCACCAGCTACACCGACCACCGCATCACCAATTTTGCAACCACCGGGCGGCTCAGCAAGTCCGTGGCCGGCAGCGGCAGCGTTACGCTCACCTCGGCCGAGGCGGCCAACCAGGTGCTCAACTTTACCGGCATCCTCACCGGCAACAAGACCGTGGTGGTGCCCAACGGCCCGCAGGTGTGGCATGTCTTCAACAACACCACCGGCAGCTATACGCTGACGATCAAAACCAGCGCCGGCACCGGCATCGATGTCGCCCAGACCAAGGCCGCCACGCTGGAGGCCGACGGCACCAACGTCGTCACCTGCAACACCGACACGGCCGCGCTGGGTGCGCAGCCGCTCGATGCCGAGCTGACCGCTCTGGCCGGCCTCACCAGCGCCAGCAACAAGATCCCGTATTTCACCGGCAGCGGCACGGCGGCGCTGCTGACGCTTGATACCGATGGCACGCTGGCCGCGAACAGCGACACCACCCTGGCCAGCCAGAAAGCCGTCAAGACCTACGTCGACACCGCCGTCACCGGCCTGCTCGATTTCAAAGGCGCCACGGATTGCTCGGCCAACCCCAACTATCCGGCGGCGAGCAAGGGCGATTTCTACATCGTCAGCGTGGCGGGCAAGATCGGCGGCGCCTCGGGCACCACGGTGGAGGCAGGCGACGCCTATTACGCCACTGCCGATAATGCCGGCGGCACCGAGGCCAGCGTCGGCACCAGCTGGGCGCATGTCGAACACAACGTGATCCTCGGCACCATCGCCACGCAAAACGCCAACGCCGTGGCAATCACGGGGGGCAGCATTACCGGCACCACGTTCGATAACGGTGTCATCGGCGGCATCACCGCCGCCGCGATCACCGGCACCACCCTCACGGCGAATACCGAGTTTCGCGGCACGGTGCTGACCAGCAATGCAGCAAGCGATGTCTCAATCAAGAGCAGCGGCGGGGAACAGGTCAGGGCGCTGCACGTGGCTAGCGCGGTCAATTATTCGACCTTGTCAGGCTCGGCCACAGGCGCCGCAATTGCATCTTCGGTGGCAGGCTCGGATACAAACATATCTCGCAACTTCATTACAAAAGGCACGGGGACAATCAGTTTTCTGACGAACTCAACCGTCGAGCAATTTCGTGTTGTGCATATGGCCAGCGCGGTGAATTACTTTTCCGCCCAGGGTGCTACAACCGGGAGTGCGCCAGGTTTCTCAGCAGGGGGTAGCGATGCCGCTGTGCAGCTTTTATTCTTAACCAAGGGCGGATCAATTCACAACTTCATGACCAGCGGCGGTACGCAGTTTGTCGTCCAGCATAAGGCTTCGGCGGTGAACTATGGGATGGTACAAGGGGGCGCCACAGGTGCCGGAATTACTTATTCAGCACAAGGAACGGACGCGAATATAGATTTTATCGCAGCCCCCAAGGGCAGCGGCCAATTTGACATCTCTGGAACCGCCGCAACAACCGCCGGCACGCCGGCCAGCTTTTCAGCAAACCGCTATTTGGCCATCAAGGTCAATGGCACCTCATATTACCTGCCGCTCGCTACGGCTACCTGGTAACCACACGAAAGGAAACATCATGGCAAACGAACTCATGGGCGTCATCGCCGCCCCCGGCCGCATCGAAGCCACCTACCGTTACACGGTATTTGGCGCCACAAAAACCGCCGTCAAAAATGCCGACTGGCCCGAGGACGTGCAAACCGCTGCGGCGGCGCTGCTCTCGGTGTGCGACAGCGAAGCCGGCGCCGTCGGTACGGTGGTGCAAGTGCAGACCTACACCGCAATCACCGACCCGGTGGGCTACCCGGGTTTTTCCACCCCGGGCGAATGCCTCGACATCACATTCCAGCCCGGCAACTCGCCCGCCGGTGTGCGCGTGGGTGACGACGAAGTCGTGCCGACCGCCATCGCCACCGCGCGTGACGCCCTCAAGGCTGCGATCGAGGCTGCGCTGTGAGCGGCGTGCACCCCAGTACGCCGCTGCAGCTGGTGCTGCTCGCCGGCGATCTGCAGGGCCTGCTGCAGTTGCTGGGCGCCCAGCGCGTCG